GTGGGACACCATGACCTTCTATTCGTGAAAACAGAACAAGAGTATTTCCTGTTAAACTTACCACTAAGTTTTTAATGAACTTATTCCTTTTTGTATTATTGATAATGAATTGAACTTCATCTTCAAAAGTATTAAACTTTTGGGGATTGTGTTTTAGAGTTAAGCATCTTATATTAAGTTTAGATAGATGTCCTTTATCCATTAACTCTTTAGTTCTTGTTACTTTATATGATGGTCCAAAAACTCCTTCTAAGACCCATTTATGCGTCTGTGTGCCGTCTAAAGTTCCTGTGAACCCAAATCTGTACTTGCATGAATGTAACTTATTCATTATGCTTATCAGAGACTTGCTTTTGAAAAGATGAGCTTCATCTCCAATCACTACATCATATTCTGAATACCAACTTTTCTCCAACTTGTAGATAGATTGCCAAGTTGTTATTGTTACTTGGCAATTATTTGTTTTTTCTCTACCACTATAAATCTTATGACAATATGAATCAGCATCCCAACCATAATCTTGGAAATCCTTGTACATCTGCTCTACAAGAGATGTCGTTGGAACAACTAAAAGAATTTTTTTATTTTTATCCACATAATATCTTACAACAGAATAAATCATCAACGATTTGCCAGATGCAGTGGGGCTTATTAATAATTTTCTGTTATACCTTAGAGCACCATATACTGCCTCAATTTGATAATCACGAGGTTTGAAAGCACATATAGAATGCATATAATCTTTTACGCCTTCTAATGAAATTTCTTCATTTACTTCAAATGGAAGACCATAAAACTTATTTTCTATAAACTCGTATGTATAATTGTGTAGTTTTAACTTTTCAATAACTTTATCCAATAAACCAACATATATTTCTCCAGTATGAACTGAAAGAAGGCGTATCATTCCATCCCAATGCTTACTTCTCATCTGAGGCATAAACTTTGCACCAGGAACCTCAAATGTAAAATATTCTTGCATTTCATATAAAATATGAGGTTCACATTCTAACTTAATGTAAACCTCATTCTTTTTATGTATTTTTACGTCACACATATAACAAAAAATCTTTGTTATACTTATTTATGTGTGCTTATCCTAACCCTGATTGAAATCTCATAAACTCAATAGAGTTTTTAATTTGATATGTTCTATTATGAATCTGCTTTAAAATATCTTCAATATATTTTAACATAACATCATAATATTCTACTTTTAAAGTTATTTGAGATAAACTTTGATCAGCATCTAAATATCTTTCCATATCAGTTTTATCTCTTATTTTTTTGGGAAAAGGATTTTCAATATAAACATCTGGATCTGCTTTACCAGAATAATATTGATGCTTTTCGTGCCTTATTTTTCTTTTCTGCTGATCTGCTTTTTTTCTCAATAAAACTATGTTATTATACAAATCAAAATACTTTGCATGTAATGATGGACATTTTAAACTTTCTTCGTGAAGATTATCAATATCTATTTTGGAATCATTTTCCCACATAGATTGTATTTTTTCAAGATCAATCATATACGTTTCTTAAAAATTCTCCTTGAGAGTCTGTAATATTATACATCATATATTTAAAACTGACATCAGCTGTAAAATATTCTTCATCCGTACTTGTGGCATCAAAATTTAATTCTGATAATCTATATGGAAACATTCGTTTAAAAATAATATTATAGTTATTATTTTCATTGCTAGTAGTTACTAATAATGTTCCATCAGAATATAAGTTCATATCAGTTTTATAATCTGGTACGTTTTGATATGCTTCTAGGTTATTTTGAAAATCATATATTTCTGCTAGATTTTCTGGAAATCCTAAACCTCTCATCCAATGCTGTATTTCCATATAGTTTCTTAAATCTTCATCAACAAGAAATCTAAGATTAAAATCATCAAAAACCATATTATCCCCAGGAACTGGTATTGGATTGAGATAGTTTGGTTGTTCTGCCACACCAAGAGTCATTCCTGGAATATTGACAGAGTTTGCAAAGAAAGAAACTTTCGGTGCTCTGTTCAAAATAAATCTAAATTTTACTGTTGATAAAAAGTTTCTATTTTGTACACTTTCATACTCAAATTTTTTATAACTTTCTGTCATTTTTTTATTGTTTTTAAGTATTTAGATAAAGATAAAAAAAGAGACCCTTTCGGGTCTCTGTGTATATTTAAACCTATTAGGTTTGGATCACATAAGGTTCTTAACAAGAACTCTTCTGTAATAACGGTTGGTGTCTGCTGCAAGGCGACCAAGTGTGGTTGATGCGCCAGAAGCAAGTCCACCTTCAGCGAATGGATTAGCAACAAGACCATAACGAGTCTTAAATCCAATCTTAGGCTGGAAGGAGTTTTCTCCAACTGCACGTACCATCTGTAGGGGTACATATGGGCAGTAGAATAGACCTGCATCATAAGGGGAAGAACCCTTATAACCTACAACATAATACTGGTTACCACCAACGTTGCCAGCACTACCAGAACGATTAGTTAGGTTAGCAGCATATGGGTCAATATATACGCGATACTTGCCCATTAGAGTACCAGCAAAGGTATTGCCAGTATCATCTACGTTGAGGTTTGCATTTAGTGCAGGGGTATAATCAAGTACACCTGCCATGGTTAGAGCGGAAGCAACATCTGCGGAGCAGAGGATGATGTTGCCCTTTCCACGACGAGTTCTGGTTGCGATTTGGTTAGCATCGCGCTCGATTTGGAAAAGTAGACCCTTGAACTTCTCAACTGACCAACGACCGTTGGAGTCAACATCAAGGTCAAACTGACCAGAAACAGCAACATTCTGCTGAGCACCAGCTTCTGCAGTGATGTAGATGCTACGGATAACTTCACGGTTGATTTCAGCAAGAATCTCGCTAGAAAGAATGTTAGCAAGTTCTGCCTCAGCATTTAGACCGTGGATTGCCTTGAGGTCTTGAGCGAGTTCTAGTGAATACTCAGCTTTGAGTGCTCTTGACTTTGCAGCAACGGTGATCTTCTCGATTGAGAAGGCCATTTCGTTGAAACCTGCATTGTCACCATAACCTAGACCTTCTGCATCTCCAGTGTTCATACCACCAGAAACGTTATACTCGCCAGAAGCGTTTAGAAGACCTGGGTTGGTGTTGCCAGATTGTGCTGCAGTTGTACCAATACCGACATCACCAGATGGGCTGGTATATCCAGTTTGTGCAAGATCGCCAGCAGTATTCTGACCAGAGAAGCGAGTATCTGCTTCATCAAATAGTGCTTCCTGACCATTCTGATCAGTATAGCGTGAACGCATTGCAAAGATTAGTCCAGTAGGACCAGTCATTGGTTGAACGCCAGCGAGGTCATAAGCGACCAGGTTAGGCATAGAACGTCTGATTAGAGAAATCAGTACGGGATCAAAACCAGCTACAGGACCGCCTTCAGCGGAAGCACCTGTAAATCCACCAGTGCCAGCTGACATTGTTGGAGATTCAGTAAGGAATGAACCTGACTGATTGAAAGCTTGTTGCTCTCTTAGGAATTTTTCTTGGTTTTCTAGCAGGACAGCAGTTACAGCCTTTCTATGTGAATCTTTGATTGGATCAAGACCCTCATGGTTAAGAAGGGGTGCCCACTTTTCCTGCAATCTTTCTGATTGAAACATTGCGGTTTACCTCTTAAAGTGTGTTTGATTTAATATTAAATTCAGTTTTTAGCAATTTTAGAAGCCATCTGTAGATATGCATTCATCTGCTCTGAGATATACTCAGCATTGATATCTGCTTCTTCAGTTAGATTTTCTGCCTTTGCTTTTGGGGTAGAAGTTTTTGATGGGAAATATGATTCCCTCAAAGCTACCAACTTTTCACGATATTCTTTTTCACTTCCAAACTCAACACTTTCAGCAAGTGAAGCGAGCTTTTCTTTTTGAGAGAGTGCTAGACCCTCTGAAACGTTATCAAAGATTCCATCAGCAACCGACTCTGCAAGACGCTTGTTGAGTGAAATGTTCTTCTCAATTTGCTCGTTGAGTTTTGTCTCCATTTCATCAAGTTTTTCTACCATACTATTAAGTACATCATATTTCTCTTCAGGGATTGATACATAATGTGCTTCAAAAAGGTCTTTTAGACCATTCATGAAGGACTCAGAGAGTTCTTCTTTTAGACCTTTTTCAACAGAGAGTTGATTTTCAGAAATCCACTCATCTGCAACATACTCTAGATATGAATCGACACGTTCTTGAAGTGCTGTTTTAATTTCAGCAACTTCTTCTGCTAATGCATTTTCATAATGCTCTTCGAGTTGCTCTTTGATTTCAGCAACTTTAGACTTTAGTGCAGATTCAAATACTAACTTTGCCTTTTCTTTAAATTCTTCGGAGAGTTCGACTTCTTCAGTATTTAAGATAGCATTAACATCTTCTTCGATATCATACTCATCTTCAACTTCTTCTGTCTCTTCTTCAACTTCTTCATCGACTTCTTCTTCAGCAATCACTTCTTCATTATCAATTTCATCTTCTTCCTCAGAGATTAATTCATCATCAATCTCTTCTTCTTCTTTAACTGCTCCAGCAGGAAGTTTTTCCATTGGTTCAGCAGGCTTAGCGCCTCTGTTTACTACATCCTTCACAGTCTTTAGTGAAGGCTCTTTAAATTTTGCTGAATCGTCGTCAGACTTGTAGTTTTCTGGTGTAGGTCCACCAAGATCCTCCCAGGATCCACTTTGACCTGCTACTGCTCCAGCAGCAAGCTTTGGCATTGGATCTCCAGCTTTAGCGCCAGAATTAACGGCGGTCTTGGATTGAGCAGTGCCTACTTCCATTTCTTGTAAGTTGTTTCCACTAGACATTTAAAACTCTCCGATTACCTTTTACGTTATGAAATCTATATTTATTTATACTTTATTAATTTCCACTAGATAAATTATAGTGAATTTAAGAAGTTATTAAATAAATCAATCTTATGTTCATCAAGTTTTTTCTGATCAACAAGATGATTTACTCTTCTTTTTACTTGCTCAGCATATTTTTCGCGGAGAATTCCACCCTCCCATACCCACTCTTTTCCTTCCATAATTCCCTGAACAAATGCATCAGGTGCTGAAGGATCAGCAACAATATCAGCTGCTGTAGCAAGCATGAAATCTTCACCTACTTGTTTATATCCTTCTTTTGTAGTGATTAAAGAACCAATACCACGAGAAGAAACTCCAAGAGTAACTCCATCTTTAAGTAAAGATTCTGCAATCTTACCCATTGGAGTTGAAAGAATTTGTGCTTTTCCAACAAAATTGTTTCCTTCTTTTTGAAGATCTACAATCTTATGTGAAACTCTATCAAGATTTACAGTAGGTCCATCTGGATGACCAAGCTCTCCAAGAGCACGTCCCTTTAAAACATATTGTTCATTATAACGCTTCACTTCCTTTTCCATAATGGACATAGGATACATACGACCATTTCTATTAACACATTCTGCTTGTAAAAATGGTCCTTTGATATAAAGTTTAGCTTCCTTTCCAGTTCCTTCTGTAATAAGCTCTACTTTTTCAATCTCTTCTCTTATTAGTTTCATTTTTTTTAACTTGTAAATGCTACTTTTGCTACTTTTACTGCAGTGTTAGATGACCAAATAATATCTTGTGGTCCTTTCTCAACAAATTCAACAGATTCAGATGCCATTGTCATAGTGCATGTGCTTGCATATCCAGAAATAGTGCTTTTAGCAATACTTACTGTAGAAACACCTGTATGACCATTCCATACTCTTAAACAAGTAGCATTTGATGCAGTATTTACATCTGATGCATTTACTGTTAGAGCATTTTCTCCATCAATTAATAATGTTCTTTGTGACATGGTTTTAAAAAAATAAGTTTTTATTCTTCACCGTCAAAATATTCTTCTGATTCATCACTACCAAAAATAGAGTTTGAAACAGAAGGTTTTAAAGAAGTTACTCTTTCTGATGCTTTTGAATATAAAAGATCTTTAATTTTATCGCTGATATTTGCTGGTGAATCATCAGCAATAATCATATCCATTAGTTCATCCATGATTTTGTTTTGATATTACAATATTATTATTTATATCTCTCCTCCTTTAGGAGCTTGCACAGGTTTTTCATCAATCTGAGGTTCTAAAGGAACTTGTCCCATTTCTCCGTTCATAGTATCCATTGGCATTCCAGTTTCTGGATCTACTGGTATGCTTGGATCAGGAATAACACCATCTTTGATTTCTTTTTTAATAAGTTTATCTTGCTCTATTATTTCTTCATCAGTCTGGCGAAGAATTTTTCTTCTCAAATAATCCTGAGAAAAATATCTACCAACATATGGCTCAGCAGTAACTGCTAGATTTAATCTTTCTGTTAATAGTTCAGATTCTTTTAACTCTGAGAAGTGATTATCATATAAGAAGTCATACTGTATATGCTGAGACATTTTTTCCCAATCTTCTGGAGTCACAACATTTTTTAAAAGTAACTGAGTTCTCAACATATCATTGAATAGATTTGAAAATCTTTTTCTTAAACGTCCAACAAACTTAGTAAACTTAAGTTCATCTCTTAAGATTTCAGAAGATCTGCCCAAGTTAAACCCACCTTCTCCATCCATTCTTGAGGGTGGAACATTAAGTGCTCTGTATAGTTTTTTCTTAAAATATTCAATATCAGTGATTTCTCCAAGATTTTGGCCTCCTGGCAAAGTTGAGATTTCTGTTCCCCTTCCACCCTCTCTGCGAGGCAACCAAAAATCTTCAAGCATTGACATGTACTTTTTGTCATCTCTTATTTCTCCAGTATTTGCATCATAAACTAGCTTGTTGCGATAACGCATCATTACGTCACGCAAATATTGTTCTGCTTTTACTTTTGGTAAGTTGCCAACATCAATATAAAATATACGACGTTCTGGTGCTCTGGATAATCTGTAAATAACCAGAGAGTCTTCAATCATTCTTAGTTGATTGAGAGCTTTGATGGACTTATGTAAATATGAAAGAACAGTATTTTTATTTCTATCTACTAATCCAGAACTGCAATATGAAACAGCATCTTTTGCAATTTTTATAGCACCTGATGGATTATTTTGAGTATTTAATCCGCTAGTTTTTGGTGTGTATTCAAAATACTCATCAATGATTGGAAAATCCAAGTTCATTGGATCATCCTTTTTAGATACAATGTTAATATCTAAGTTATTTTTTTTCTTTTTTGCCCTAACGTATCTCATTTTTAAGGCATCAATATGCCTTAATTCTTGTATTCCTTCCTGTGGATTTTTAATATCTATTACTTTATGATAATAAATTCTACCATCAATATACCAGTTTCTATAAATCTCATGACATTTTTTGTCAAAATCTAAAATATCTAAAATATTTTTAAACTCTTCTCTGATTTTTGTTTTTAAACTCTCACTAGCATTTAAATTTGATAACTCAATCTGAACAGGAACATCATATGTATCAGATACTATAGCTTCATTTACAATATCTTCAATGGCGCTATCAACTTCTGGATGTAGAGACATTTCTCTATATCTTTTGATTAAATCATGCTCAGTTTTATATACTCCCTCAATATCAACTGATGTTCCAAAAAATCCACTTGTTAGATAATAATCAACCCCATCCTCATTATTTTGAGGAATGGGGGATATCAGATCTTTAGAGTTATCTTTGTTATCATCAATTGAGAATCCAAACAATCTCGCCATTATTAAGTCCTATATACTACTTATTGTATATATTATTTATTATCCTTGAGCAACGTTAGTTCCAGCTCTTTCTGGATACCAGAATTGTACTTGGAATTCGACAGTAAACTCTTCAATGGTGTCCGTATTTTCATATGAAAGATCAATAGCAGAAATACTAGTTGGGAAAATATCCTTAAACTTGTATTGTGCTAGAACATTTGCATTTCCACCAGTTCCTGTTCCAGTTTCTCTACCGATTGATGCTCTACCAAGTTGAAGAACAGTAGCATCTGTCATATAATCGTTTGGATTTGTTATTCCACTATGATCAGAATACTGATTTACATTTTGCATCCAAGATTCAAATACTCTTCTGTGATCAAAAGCTTCATCATTAATAACAGTGATTGTCCAAACATCAAAAGTTCTGTCTCCAGCAACTTTCAATGTACGACCTCTGAATGGAACTTCGATTGGATTTATGGTAGATGCAGGAAGAGCTGCTGCTTTACATAAAAATGTAAAGTTTTCTGAATCATATACTCCAGTACCATCTCCTTGAATTCCTAAGTCGATACCACCAGGGATAGAAGGTAGTTGAACTTCAAAAAGATTTGGTCTTGCTCCTCCACCAATCAACTTAGATTTGAACTGGGATAAGCTTTTTAGGGTTGCCATTTTTTTAGTGCCTCCTTAGTAGTTATGTTAAGTGTTTATCAAACAGTTCCAACAACTTCTTCAAACGCAACACCTGTTCTAGTTGCTACGAATGTTAGAGTTACATAGTTAATAGACTTAGCAGGCTTCAAGAAGATGTCTGCTCTAAACTCATTATTATCAATAACATCTGGGGTATTATTTGATTCATCACATACAACTAAGAAACCATATAAACCTCTTTTAGCTTTAATATCTCTTAGATATGGTTCAACAATGTTCACAAAGTTCGCTCTTGTAATCTCATCATTTAGTTCGAATAACTGAGCTTCAGCAGATCTTTGAAGTGCTTGTTCAACAGTTAAGAATAAACGACGAACATTAATTCTATCGAATGCAGATGCATATCCAAGAGCAGTTTTATCACCAAACAACATAATTCCTATTCCTGGTTTATTAACAACAGAGTTAATTCTTGCAGGATATAACTTATCTCTTTGTGGTTTTGTTGGATTATATGCAAGTTTAATAGCATTATTTAATAATCCTCTTTGCTGACCTGCAGGAGAGAACCAAGGATATGCAAAAATTGAAGTTCTCACACACAATCCAGCAATATCAGCGTTGCAAGGAACATAACGGAACTTATTATTGAATCTATCGTAAGTATACTTATATCCACTATCAAATATTGCATAAGATGAAGATTCTAGAGGAGCAAAAAACTCAATAATATTATCTGTTTGTCTATTTTTGTTTGAAACATTTACAAGATCATCTCTATGAGGAGAAATAACTGCAATACAATCTTTTCTTCCATTTGCAAGGGCAATTAAATGATTTGCCTTTGCTTGTGAAGCAAACTTATTATTCATGCCTGGACCCATGATTAAATAATCAACTTCAACTTCATCTTTATCTTCAAATAGATTATATGAAGTGAAGATACTACCCAAATCTGCTTCTAATGATTGAGTCTCTGTAATAGATGTTTTAGCATTATAATCAAGTCCACCACTTAAAGTATATGTGACATTTCCAAGAGCACTAAAAGTTTTGCTCTGAGCTGGTTCATTCCAGCTACCATCAGAATCACTTACTGGAGAGAAGTTTGTTGAAAATCCAGTAGCAACAACTTCTTCATATGTGTAAAGATTATCGGAAGGATTATCACCGACAAAAATATAATCGGAATATTTTGCAATATATTCTTTCCACCATATTTTTAATGGTGCATTTTCAGAAGAAGTTGCATCAGTTGCTTTTGATAAAAATAGGTGCTTTTCTAAAAGATTTCCCTGAATACCAGTAACATTACCAGTATCATCAATGACTGCTACATGCATAGCATCATTTTTACCATTTCTTTCTGCTACAAACTGACTTGTAGTTGGTTTTGGAGCGATGGATCTCCATAAAATTTTCGCATTTTCTAACTCAATTATTTGTTCATCATACCAATCTGTAGCATCAGATTCTGCACTTCCTAAAGTTGCAGAAGCATTTGAAATCACATTTCCAGATGATCCTAAGACAACGATTGTATTTCCTGGTCTAAAAGATCTTAGTTGACTTCTTTCTTTATATGATATTGGAGTAACAACTCCGTTTGTAGATACTAGTCCAGTAACTTTAACATCAATAGTGCTATTACCAACTCCTGTTACTATTCCTCTTAAACTACCAGTGAATAGAGAAGTTGTTCCGATACCAGCAGAAGGAATACTTGTTAGTGCTGTTGAAACAGCATAACCAACAACAATATTAGCAGTTGCAGCTGCTCCAACATTAAGAATTTGATCTGCTTTGTCATCAATAACGCAAATTTTTAAATCATTTGACCAAGAACCAGGATTTTTTGCTGCAAAAATATAGTCTGCAATGTCATCTGCCCAAAACTCTTCATAGTTTTCATAGTTTAAAATCTTTAAAGCAGATGTTGATGCAATAGAAACACCTCCAGGACCTCTAATAGCAGAAGCATTTTTGAACTGATCATCTCCAGTTCTAACAACTTTCAGAACTCCTCCATAGGAAAGAAATGCTGAAGCTGACATCCAATACTCATATTGTGCATCCGTAGATTGAGGTCTTCCAAAAACATCAATCAGTTCTTGCTCAGTGGTGATGTCGGTAACATCATTTACAGGTCCCTTAACAAAAGGTCCGCAAATACCACCAATATTATCAAGTACATTATCAGCTCTTCCTACAGTTAAATCAACTTCCCTGACTAATACGCCAGGAGATAATTGAGGAGTTGCCATTTTTTAGTTCTCCGTATTACTCAGTTTATCTAAAAATATTTAGTAATACGTATACTTTCAGTTGATAAAACAATGCATGAACAACTACCAATCAGGATATTCCCACTTATCATTGACTTTAGGTGTCATTCTATTTGATATTACCCTTTTTATTGTACATTCTTTACACTCATATGCATAAGAAGATAGATTGTATTTATTCCTTCTTATTTTATAAAATCCATCAATAAGATCTTTTCTTTTACCACATTTTTTACAAGTTCTTTCTGTTAAATATAAATGCTCTTCATTAAAATGGTTTGATAAATCCATATTATCTATAATCCCACATGTACGACATGTCACCATATTCATCAGTAAACCATCTATCGCCATCAGGATCTACAAAAGAGGATCCTTCATCTAAACCATCAACAATAAAACCAAATGGGGACATATCCTGTTCTATTTGGTTTTTTTGTTCTTCATATAATCTTTTTCTAATATCTTGATCTGTTAGTTCTTTAAAATAATCTTGAGCAACTAACCATGCATAAATCACAAGACACATTGCTAGGTCATCATTACATCCATCTTCAGCTTCAAATGAATTATTTTTTTGTATAAATGTAGTTAACTCTGAGATTATTTCATAGTCATTAAATATTAGTTTATCTTCTTCAATCATAGTTTTTAGATTGAGAGCACCAACTTTTTTTACGGTTTTAGACATTTTTACACCAAGTTGAGTCTTTTTACCACTAAAACCCTGACCTACAATTTGACCTGCTCTACCTCTCATAGAACACATAAGAAGATTTTGATATTCTAAATCGTATTGGATAATACTTGCTACTTGATCTCCAATATCATTAACTTCACAAAGAATATACGCTCCATTGTAGTTTTTTGCAACGTCATATATGATATTCGGAAATAGCATAGGTTTTATCTCATTATTTCTATACTTTGCAACTACTTTATGAGGAAATTCTGTTATATCTACAACTATAAATGCAGAATAATCTTCACTAACTCCTCTAGCTACGTCTACCGTAATAACATAATCGTGATTTTTTTCTACTTCCTTATAAACATCTAATCCAACATTTTGTTTGATTGGATTATCATATATCATAGATTTGAGTTTGCTAGGTGCAATAAGAGTATCAACAGAACCTAGAAACTCACATTCAAACTCAACTTTAAACTGCTGCTCTGAAGTGTTTGCTATAGTTTGAGCTTTCCATGCAGCATCTCTTCCAGGAACTTCGGACCAATGTACTTCTGTTGGAATATATTCGTTTTTCTTTCTTTCTGCATCATGCCAAAATCTATAAAAATGGTTCATACCGTGAGGAGTAGAAACCATGATTACTTTTGTGTTTTTACCAGAAGTAATAGTAGGATAAACAGAGGCAAAAAACGAGTCAGCAATGTGATTTGGGACAAAAGCGAACTCGTCGAGAAAGAGGATGTTAAACGACATACCTCGGACAGCACTTGCAGACGTAGAAGCAGCCAAAATCTTTGATCCATTTTCTAACTCAATGTTACCTCTATTCCATGCTATGATACCTTGTTGCATCCATTTAGGCAAATTTTCATAAGCAGTTGCTAATCTACCAAGAAGTTCTCTTGCAGTTGCCGCTTTGTTTGCTAGAATACCAATATTAACGCTATCATTAAAAATCAGATAATGTAACAAATATGAAACTACAGTTGTAGATTTACCAGTCTGCCTTGGCATTTTGCAGATATTAAATCTATTATTGTGGAAATTTTTGATTAAATTTTCTTGAAAGTCGTATGGATGAAACTGAGTTAGACCTTCATCAAGAGAAACAATCTTAATATAGTTATGTGCAAAATACACAGGATCATCTTTACATTTAATAAATTCTTCAATTTGATCTTGCGTAAACTCAATCTGTGTATTTGCTTTTTTTAGATTGGGATTACCTAAGTATACTTCACTCATAATTCGTTTTTAATCAACAGTAAATCAAAAGAAGCGGTATATCTACCATTATTACTTCTTGTCGTTAATCTTACATCTATATCAGAATGTTCTGTTATTTTTTGTGGAAATGCAAACTTATAAAAATATTCTCCACCAGATCCACTAACTTCAAAGGTATGTCCAACCCTAAATGCTTGTCCAATCGTATTATACCTAATCATCATAAATCCAGTAGCATCTGCACCTGCCTGAGCACTACATACACCCTGATATAAGTATCCAGTATATCCGTTTGGTATCGTATATATTGACATTAGAGTTTGTCCAAGTCCTGCGTTAATCCTAAGAACTTGTGTTCCTTCTCTAGAAAAATTTAATTCTCCTACATTTGTGGATCCAGTTTTTACGTATCCACGAAAAACTCTTTTAAAAATTTTAGTTCCAGTAACAGTTCCTGTACTTGATAATGTGAAATCTTCTTCAATAATATCCCAATTTGAATCTAGACCAACAATAGTTACAACTTTACTATTATCATCTGCACCAACTTGTTCTGCTACAAGAACCCCAGGAGTATTAAAAGCACTCCAAGGATAAAGAGTATCTCCCTTATCCCAAACTGTTGCGGTAGTATTTGTTGATTGTGATGGAGTTGCTCCGAACTTGTGAATGGTTGATGCTCCACGAACTTTTCCGCGAGCAACATTTAAATCAAATTGTTCATCCCAAATAAAGCTATCAAAAGACATAACTAATCAATCCATTGAAGTTTTGCTGGATGGTATCTTTGTACTTTTTCTATATTTGGATTGTTATCTTCAACTGGATATATGTTATGAACAACTGCTCCAGGATAATCTTTTTGCAACATTTCACACAATTCAGGTTTTGATGGAATCCCAGTTTTTGTCAACATAGAAAATCTATGCAAACTTCCCTGCCACATTACATCTGCAAGATATTTCTCAGATATATCCTCGTTTTTTTGATCTGAGTTAATGTAAATATTACCAGTAAAATCTCCAGAAATATTTACAGATTCTGAAATAAACTGTTTAAATGATTTCATCTTCCTTAGTGTTATTATTTTGCGTTATTGTCCCAGTATTTTGTTCCATATGCACATTCTGATCTTGCTTCCATTTTTTTACATTTAGGGCAATATTTTTTTTCTGATTCTTCAGAGACTTGGACTATTGGTTTTCCTGGCTCGTAATCAGATACATGAAAACTGTATACTCGTGCTCCTGGATATACTTTTTCTATTTCAACTTGAATATCCTTTCTACTTGGAAGTTTTGTTTGTGGGAAAAACATCTTTATTCCATGATAAGAACCTTTCCAAGTTAAGTTAACCAATACAATATTTCCAGTTTTTGCTGGAATTCTAATCGCTTCGGAAACTAATGGATCTGGTGTGATTAAATCAACAACCTCTAAAAAAGTATTTCCATTAGCATCTTCGATTGTTACTTTATTTTCTTTTTCTTCAACATTTAAAGTCTTGGGATAGTTCTTATCCCCACGCTTTGCTGGCGCTTTTCCACGCTTTCTTTTAGCCCAAACATTTGGCCAGAGTCCTTCATTTTTTTTCTCTTGAAGGATTTCTTCTACGATTTTATCTACTAAAGAGACTTCATTTTTTATAAAACTTGGAATATCTACTCTTGCAGAAGGACGTAATTTCGCTTTAGCAACATTGGATTCATTTTCATTAGGTGATTTTATCATCTTACGAATTTTGTTCTGTCTTTTTGCAGAAGAATGCTCTGGTTTATTGATTGGGTGATTTAAACTCATGGTTTTAAATATTCTTCCTTTTAATATTTATTCTTCTTTTATTTTTTGTTGTTTCAATAGTTTTGCTAAATCTGCTGTTGATCCAACAAAAAGTGCATTTGTAACGTTTGTTGGAGATTTTTTTGTTCTATCCTCATCAATATCTTTCATTTTTTTCTGAAGATCTATAAGTTTATCTGTAGTATCTGATACATTTTTTATGAGTTGACCAAGCACTTCATATGCTCTTGCAGATTCTGTTTCTTGAGCTAACTCAAGAACACTATCAATAGCTTCTTGACCTTTTTCTATAATGGAATATAAATTTCCTCTAGAATATTCATAATCTTTTTTAATATGATCTATTTCCTTAGAAATTTTATCATCACTAACCACTTCAACATCTTTTTTTATAGTACATTCATCTTCAGAATCCTCTGAAATATTAAATGCATCGTCTAAACCATCGAATGCTTTCTTCATAACTTTATTTAAAATGAGCTCATATCAAAACCAAATGTATCACCAAGTTCAACAAGGTCATTATCTTGATTTGTAATAAGTTTAATATCTGTACCAGAAACATGCTGAGTTATCTTAGTGCCATAAGATCCTCTTTCAACTTCAATACTATTTCCAGATATTTTAACAACTTTCATAGTTTCACCGTCAATAGTTATATAGTTATTTTTTGATAAACCAGAACTATCATCTACATTTAATGTAGATGTAGATATTTCCATATTACTTAGCAATACTGTAGATATTGTATTTGTATAACTTTTGGTTGCGACTGGTGTAGTGATAGTTGTAATCTGCCTTGTAGCAGCAGCTTGATCTCCTCCAAAATACCCAATTTCGACCTTTTTGATAATATCTCCAGCAGGTTTTGATGGAACTGGTCCAAACAAATAAGTTTTTGCACTAAACTTTAAAGAATATATTAAAGATCTTCTAGTTGTAAAATCACCCTCATAATCATCCTCCATAGTAATATTATTTAAAGTAAAAGGAACATCTCTTTTTTCTCCAATAGAATCAACTAAATCTATAGTTAATGTATAAGAAGGTTGAAAATATGGTAATATTTGCTCTACAATTTGAAGCATATCATCATTATGTTTTGTCATAATATTAAGTTCAAATTCCATATTATATGGAACTGGCATATACATTTTTTTAATAGATGATTTATCAGTTTTATCTGATACTAAAAATGATTGAGTAGTAGTTACTTTTCTAGAACCATCATAGCTTAATCCAACAAACTCAAATGACATTCTTGGAAGAGTTATTCTTACAGGATTGTTTAAATCTTCTGGAGATTGCTCAAGTCTTGCTAAAAACTTTTGCTTTGGTCCATATGCTAGAGGAACTTTAATTTCCGATATTACTTCACCATTTGCATTTGTTGTTTTTATTTTTATATTATTAAATAATGTACCAAATCCAATAATAGTATTTCTTAAAATTTGGTGATAAAAATATTCGAACATTTATAAATCTCCTATACTCTTCCAAATGGATTTTTTTCTGTGAAATCAACTATTTTATCTGCCTGTACTTGAATATTATAGTTGTCTTCATACTTACCATATTTATTACTAGAATCATTTGCATCTTCTAAATTATCTTCATAAGCAGTTTTTATAGTAAATGTTGCGCTAGATGCAGATCCAACAACTTGTTCATTATTATAAAACTTACCAAGAACATTAGAAAGTTCTAATACTCCAGTAACAATATTCCAAGATTTGACTATTCCTGTAGATCCACTTAATGAACCAGTTACAGTTTCATTATATTTGAATGTACCACTTCCAGGAATAAGTAGATCTGGATCAGAAATTGTAACACTAGGAACCGTAGTATAACCTAGACCAGCATTTGTTAAGTACACTGCAGTTACTACTCCCACCTCATTAATCACTGCGATAGCTTTTGCTACTGCAGTTTGTACTCCTACATAATCATCTGGAGGAGAAATCGTAACTGTTGGTGGATTTATGTATCCAGATCCTCCCTGTATTAATCTAACACTTTCTAATCCACCAAACCCAACTGTTGCTGTAGCATCAACACCTGATCCAGTATTTTCATCTAAGAAAATAATTTTTGGTGGAGAACTTGTAGTATATCCAAAACCAGAGTTAATAATATTGATAGAATCTACTGATTGAAAATTACTTGGTCCCCTCATACTTACAACACCTATTGCTTGGGATCCAAAAGCATTTCCACCTAATCCACCTACAACTCTAGGAAGAGCAATTTTAATAGTAGGAGGACTTGTATATCCTTTTCCACCATCAACTAAATTGATAGAAATAATACCATCATCTCTTGGAGTACTAACATACGCTGTAGCAGTTACTCCACCACCAACAAACATTTGAAGTGTATGAATATACCCAATATCTTCAGTATTATCATCTATCATCTCAATACTAGTATCAATAATCTCATCCTGATATCTAAACAACTCACATCTTAGTTCATAAACATAGTTTTTATTTAACTGATAGAAAGGTTTTTCATGCTCCACATATTTTATTTCAAATATTCTATCTCCAAGAGGAAAATATATTAGATCACCTTCTTTAGGTCTAGATCCTAGTTTTATTCCATCTAAATTATCAACTAAAGGTTGAATATATGTTTCATATCTATCTCTAGAGATTATAAGAGTTATATCATCTACTTCCTCTATACCAAACTTTGATAATAAAGTACCTTGTCCACCATAACCATCATAAGTATCTAAATATGCTTCTATAGGAAATGCATTACTAAACTTAGAACTTACTACTTCTTTTATTATACTTTTTTCAGAAACATACTCTCTTGGAAGATAATAAACATCAACACCATACATTTTTAGTTGTTCATTTATTAAATCTTGAACAAGATTCTGTTCTCCCTTTGATCCCTGTAAAAAGAATGGATTTAACATAATATTAACCTATCATATCTAATGGTGGCAGTTCATAATCATATGACATTTGTTGCATTAAAGTATCTATTTCTACCTGAGCATCATCATATAATTGCCTACCATTAAACTCTACTCCACCTGGCAACTTAACACCAGTAAACTTTATTAAATTTTGACCCCATTGCCTTTTTATTAAAGAAGTTAAATATTTTTTGACAAAACTATCATTCCATACTTTCGAATAATCATTTGGATCTAAAAGTCTGTAACAATCTATTACAAAATATTGCCCAGGCGTAACTGTATTCCAATCAATATCTAGATATAACCTATCTTGTCTTTTATTATATCTAATTTGCTTTTGTGTTGTTAATAAGAAATCAATATCTTCAAGATATGTTTTGGTCATCGCATAAGTCAATAACTCAGTAGATCCCCAGTAATAAATATCATTTAAAAATAACTGATATTTTACACTAAACATTCCACTAGATACAGAATTAGATCCTTCAAATCTAAAAATTCTATTAATACCTGTAACATACTCTGGAACTTTAATATAGTTACCATTTTCATAGTATGTAAATGTTGTAGCTGTTCCTGCTACTGAAGTAGTTATATTACTAACATCTACACCTAAACCAGATGAAGATTTTGCTTTTCCTCTATCAATATCATTTTGAGTGACTTTATATTTTAAAAATGTTGGATAAACTCCATCAAAATGTCTCTCTTGAAAGAACTGCAATGCATCATCAACAAGATCTTCGATTTGTTCTTCTGCAACATTTATTTCTAAAACTGGTGCTCCAAGCTTTCTTAAGCAATAATCTATTAATTCTTGTCTTGTTGATGGTTGTGCCATTATAGGTTAGAAAGAACTTCTTGTTGTTTTAAATATAACTTAATATATGATTTAGTTAAATCTTTCAAAAAATTAATATCACTTATATTATCTATATCTCTACACATTTTCTCAAACTCGAAGTTTTTTGTTAGAGATTCTAGTGATATTTTTTTATGATCCATTTTTACTAATCTCCAATAGTAGATTTTTTATTTCATTTATATTTGATTTTATATCATCTAACTCTTTTTCTATGTTATCAATCCTACCATTTTCAACTTTTCTTCTTTTTTTATTATTTAAATATGATTCATATTCTTGTTTATTAGTGTTTATTATTGCATTGCTAACCTCATCTCTATAAAGATGAGGTTCATTTTTTACTTTTACTTTATTCATTATGCTAACCCGATTACTCTTAAATCTCTAAATCTTGGAGGGAACGCCTGATTCGTAGATGTTCCTAAAAGTTTTATTGAGAAGAAGTTAAATGGTTCAAGGTTGTCAATATTAAACTCCAAATCAATAAAATCACTATCTCCAGGATAATAGTTTAAAGCACTAGTCCTATTATATTGTTTATCAGGAGTTCCATCATTTCTAGAAATATCAATGACTTCTCCAGAAGCTAATCTATTTCTATATCCTGGGAAAGGATAATAGATTGGATTCTCGGAAGCATTTTTCATTATTGCAAAAAATGCTCTAACATCTGTGTATTGATTTACATAAGATTCTACAAGAACTCTTAATGAAGTTGCAGGAAACTCTAGTTCAATAGGTTTAGTATGATATATAAATGCTGTTGGGTCATCAGATACAGATCCAGTTCTTGGATCATTAATATAATCAGTTATAGGAGAATTAACTCTATTAGATACAAATATTGCACCTAAACGATCAAGATCAATAATAGGACTAATAACTGGTTGGTCTGTTGAAAGATTTAGTGTTATCTCAAGAGATTTATTTCCTGGGATTTGATCAGAAAAAGCTAGTTCATTGATTCTAGATGCAATGATCCTTGGTGAATCAAAATAGTTATCTTCATTTAATGTGATTGGAACTGTTCCTGCATCCCTAAATGATTCTTCATTTCCAGAAATACTAGTGCCTGTTGTTGTTCTAACTGTTGCTTCTAAAGTAGCATCTGGTAATACCAATGCACTTATGATTGGGTGAATCATTTCATAATTTATATTTTTAGAAGCATATATTGATTTACCTCCTCCAGATTTAGTGCTATTAAAGTAAAGCTTTGGATCTGGAACACTTGTACTTCTATCAGTTCCATTAGATGAAGTATCAATTTTAATAGTGTATGTATCAAGAGTGATAGGATTACTTACAGTAGAATCTTGTAAGAAATGTTCTTTATTTATTCTCCTTAATGATATTCCATTATACTCATATTTAAATACCTTTTGATTTGCAGATGTTCTTCTTGGTACAGCAATATTAGATTGATCAACATCTCTAGCAATACCAGTTAGGAAGTTTCCAGAAATACCAGTATAAGAAATAATTTCATTTCCTACAGAAACATAACCAGGATTTGTAGCAGATACATCTACATTTTCAAAAGTCTCGAATAAAGACATATCGTCAGTATTGAGTTCTATATCTTGTGTTGAAGTAGATGTTAATGGTTCAACTAAAATAGCTGGAGCACTATCTGGTGAAACGCCAGATATCATAACTCTATTAGATTTTGAATGCATTCCATGATTTTTATGTGAAATCTCCATATGCAATCCATCATGTACATTTTCAATTGACGTTATATTAACTAGATTTCCATCTCCACCATTTGCAATAGCATTAAGAGTTGTAGTTCCAAATCCTACAACAGGATCTGTACAAGTAAAATATAATGGTTTTAAAGGAGAAGACTCAAATTCTCCTTGTATATTAGTTAACAATAACTCATTTGCTGCATATATTGAAGAAACCGACATTAAAAGGTTTCTACCAACAGAAGATATTCCTAACTGATCTACATATAACTCTTCACCAATAGTATACCCAGATCCACCATTAACGATTGTTGCTGCTATAGCTACTCCACCATCAATAGTAATATTTGCAGTTGCATTTTTGCCAGTTCCTGTTAATGATAGCAATGGAACATTTTCGAAAGTAAATGCTGGTACTCCAATCTCAAATGGTGTATATCCAATACCAGCATTAGTAAATGATAGATTTCCTGTTGCTATTCCAGCATTACCAGAATATGTTCCTGATGCATTATTTCCTTCTTGATAGATTGTATTACCAATCTTAAGAATAGTATCAGTTACAGTGGTTCCTAAAGATACTCTAGATGTATTAGAGTATGTTTTGATTGCATCTTGATAAAGATTATTAGTTTCTGAAAGATCAGTATTTACTAAAGTAACACTTCCTTGATCAACAAATCGTGCGTTATATAATGTAAACTTAAGATCTTCATATTGACTTGGAGTCCAAGTAGAACCATTTTGAGATTTAAATAGTGATCCGAGTTCATTTTGAGTGGTAATTGCTATCTCTTCTCCTTGAATATTAAAAGTAGTTTCACCTAATCTAGAAATCCAAACATAATAGTCCGTAACATCAGAAAGAAGTACAATACAATGTTCTTTATTTCCTTCCAAGTAAACTGGTCCTTGGAACGTTACTCTAGTTGCTACTGTAGCATCATCAGATACTTGAACTTGACTTGGTAATAGTTCTACTCTACTTAAAGGATAAACTTCAGTAGTAGGTAGACCCAACTCCATAGATCTTAGTTCAACATAAACTGGAAGATCTTCTGATTTTGCTTGGAAGAAAAGATCCATATGAGTCACAAATACTCCAGCCGCATTGGGAATAAAGAATGATTGTGCTAATGGATCGTGTCTGTTTGGTGGACGTGGTGGAGATATTGTAAACGACCATGTACTAGTTACACTATTAGTCGGCACAAATCTATTAGAAGTTGATCTAATAGCTCTTTCTCTACTAATAGTTGCAGATTCTATTAAAGTATTTCTTACTTGAATAGTTGTCTCTTGTGTTTGAGTAATAAATCCTGATGAATAGAACTGACCAGTAGCTTCTGTTGTTTCCACACCAAGAATAACGTCAATTGTTCTATCATTAGAAATTTTAAATGATATTGCTCCAGTTTGGAATCTTTGATTAGTCTCATCATTTGGACTTGGAACAAATAATGATCCTATTACAACACCTGCTTGATCTGTAAATATTCTCTTATTTGATATTGTAGCTACAGCGCCACTACTAGCTCCTTCAATTCTAGATCCTATTGGAGGATTTCCATAATATCCTGAAGAATAATCTCCTGAAGATGTTGTATCTAAATTGAGTATTGAAGAAGATTCGGTATATGATAATGGAAGATCACTTTGGTCATATGGATTTCTGTCATAAAAAGATTGAGCATTTGGATTACTTAAATCACCAAATTGATGATTTGGTGCTGCACATCTAAATAAAGCTATTTCTCTACCATCTTCATTGTAAAATATTACATCTTCTCCTACTTCAAAAACTCCATCGATCATTTCAATTTCTAATAACTTTGGAGTACATAAAGCAGTTACATCTTGATCATCAAAGAAAACATATAATAATGTACTGGGTTTCATTTTTTTAACAATGAACTCAATATTTCTAGATCTTAAGTAAGCAGCAGATTCTGCACTTACAACTCTATTTCCAAGATTTTTATCTTCAATTGGATTTGTTACTCTAGTTGAAGTTCCTTCTTGATTAGCAGTACCTGTTAAGGTTGTTTGAACTATGTTTCCAAAAGTTGTAGTAGTACCACCCCATACAGTATTTCCAGATTGACCACTCCAACTTGAACTGCGTGAAGATGTTCCAATAATAGCTTCAGAAGATCCAGTCCAATTATTTTGCCAAGAACCCCAAGCAACTGGATCGAATCCATCTTGAGATGCAAACTCTTCAGCAGTAAAACTAACATCTTCTTCAATAAGTCTACCTTCAATACCAGTAATAATCAAGGGTTCTAATATAGTTTCTTCACTCCAAATGTCTGATGATGGATTTAAATCAACCTGACCATAATAGTTAGTTACTAAATATGGAGTAACATTTACAACTCTTGTAGAATAAGATTGTCTTATTCTTATTTGTTCATTATAAGCGAGAGTTAAAAGTCCTTTACCAGTATTTTCAAATCTTGCTCCTCCACCACCAGTTATTTGAACATTATTTCCAATAATAGATTCAGCAGTTGCATATTTTACGTTATCATATTCTGATCTAGATATTCCTTTTACTGGAGATATTGTGGGAGATTTAGTGACTCCATAGTTATTAGTAGTTGCTATGGTCAAATCTAGTTCAGTGGTATATGCTGAAGGTCTAAGTTCCCTTTTTACTGGATCTATTGAGTTAGTAATCTTTCCAGGAACAATATATTGATTATTTCTATTTGAAAAATCATCTACAAAAAATCCAGATTTAAATCTTTCTAGTCCATTTTCATCTTTAACTGATAATGAAGATGTAGATTGCTCTAAAATATTTAAAGTTGTATAATATTCTAAGTTTTTAATCCTTTTTTCTAAATTAGAGATATCTGACATGCGATATCTCTTATATTTTAATAATCTTATATCTGTTGTTTCTTTAAGATTTTTTGAATATGGTTTTAAGTTAATAGATGCTATTTCTATAGCATTTGCTGGAGCTTCTGGTGGATCAAAAGATTCTGATGGAGTTCCTTGCTTGATAATAATTTGCTCATTAATATCTAAGAAAATTCTATCAGTTCTTCCTAGATAAAATGCATAATCTAATAAAATATCTTCATCAGAAACAAATATGTTTGAAGAAGAATTACCATCTGAACTAAACCTTCTTCCTAAAAACTCAAATGGAGATCTAGTCCCTTGAATAACATCAAATTTATCAACAATAGGTCTTATATCAATAATATCTGCTTTATCAATATTATTTGTCAATTGACCAATTTGATTTCTAGAAATATTAGAATATGAATTTACACAAATAATATCTCCCAAATCATCTTCAGGTATGTAAAGTCTTTCATAAACTACTTTTATTTTTCTAACAGGAGGAGCTGAATTCTCTACTCTTTTAATAAAAGAATATGAATAAACTTGATTTGTTTCCCCAGAGTTTAATCTATATCTGTTGGTAATATTTTCACTTTGAGTTGCAACATAGTTGACTACTGTGCCTTTTGCTCCTGTAGATTTAAATCTTAAAGTTTCTCCAGAAATAGGTACTTTACTATTTACTGGAATAACTTCAATAGTTGAAGAGTTTACAATAGAAACACAAATAAATACTGCTTCAGACTCTTCACCATAAAGCTTTTCTCCAACTCTAACCGCATTTGTAGTTGATGGAGATTCCTCTCTTGTTATAATATTAGTTAAAGATATTTTTGGCAGAATAGGATCTTCACTATTTCTAGATTCAAAAATACCATAAATT